TGTTTTGTGATTTTGGTATCATTTATAAATGATACTACTTTTGAAATAATATTGAATGTAATTTCTGAATTATTTATTATAGATTTTTGATATTCAAACATACCATACATAAATATACGTAAAATTGTATTTTTAGATATATTTATATCTAAACGTGTATTTATAAAATTATTTAATGTTAATAAAGAATTTATATTAAAAACTTCTAAATATTCTGTTTTTGAAAATAAAAATGTAGGTATTATAATATTATTTTCTTTATTCATAATATTAAGAAAAGTAAATTTTATATGAATTCTTTCCAAACAAATTTCACAAAAGTTATTGACCATTCAAAAAATTTAGAAAATTACAATCAAGAACAATTATATAATACTGTTGTTGACTTACGAACAATTCATGGTGAAATGATTGGTGGATTTTATAATAATTTAGATAAAAATTTAAATGACAATGAAGTAAAATTAGAATTAAGTTTTTTAGATTCTATGATAGATACTACACGCAAAGTATTACAATTAGCTGAAAGTAAATTTAATATGCAAAATACAAATCAAATTAATATACAACCTACTATGCGTGGTGGTAGCAAACCAAAATATGAAGAATTTAAAAAGAATAAACCAATTTTAATGTTATTTCATGCTGACTGGTGTGGACATTGTCATCATTTTATGCCAACTTTTGAAAAATTACGTAATGAATATGTTGATAAAAATTTATTAAATGTTGTAAAAATTAGTGATAAAAATAAAGATTTAATTTCTGAATATGAAATTAGTGGATATCCTACTATTAAATTATACGATGGTAATAATTTTCATGACTATGATGGTGGTAGAGATATTAATAGTATTCGTGATTATGTAAATAATAAATTAAAAGTACCAGCGATTAAAGACTAAATATTTATAAAATATAAAATTTAAATTTAAAATTTATATTTTTTTATAAATTATCATACATGATGTTTCCGCATATTTAATATCAACAATATCATACTTACCATTGAATTCTAATAAAATTTTATTTATTTTTTCTTCTAACATATCAGTTGTTTCATTTTCATCATTTTTGATGATCTTTACTTTTAATAAAGATTTTTTACTGTATTCATGTGGTATAAAGTAAGTTTTATGATCATCAAATGATCCACAAATTATTTCTCCTGACATATTAATATATTTAAATTATAAAATAATTTTTATATTTTTATTCATTCTCCATATCTTTTTTAATTTTTAAAAAATATTCTTTTTTATTTTCTCGAAATAATTTTGCTGCATCAATGTTGGCAGCTGAATCCGGATTCGAATCATTTAACAATGATATAATACTAATAAAAATTGTATGAACATTATGAACAGGTCGCCAACGTTCACTTTCATGTTCATAATTTGTTGTATCGGCACCTTCATGTAAAATTGAAATACATAATTTTCCATCAGGATATACATTGGGATGAAATAATTTGCTAATAAATTTAATAGTCGGTGGTTTATGAGGATAATTTTCCGGAAATTTAATTATACCATTATAAATACCACCTTCATATGGTGATTCATGTGGACCTAATAATGTAAATTTCCATACAAGTATATTAGTTTCATCTATATCAAATGTAACATTTTCAATTGGTTCATTTTTTACACGTTTTATTTCATTAAGTAAACGATTATTTGTAGCCATTTTATTATATTATAGTTATAACTTTATGATAAATAGTTTTTATTTCATTTTTTATAGAAATTGATATTTTTACTTTATAATATAAAAAGATTATACTTATAAAATATATAAAATGGAAACGAATAATGTTAAATTAATCACATCAAATGATGATATTCCTACAACAGGTCGAGTTGTAATTGATTTCTTTGCAGATTGGTGCGGACCTTGTAAGAAATTGGCTCCTCATTTTATGGAATGTTCAAATTTAGAGGAATACAAAGATATTACTTTTTTAAAAGTAAATACTGATGATTCCGAAGAATTAGCAAAAGAATTTGAGGTATCTGCATTACCTACATTAATTTTTATGAAAAGTAGTGAAGTAACAAGTATTATGAAAGGATTTGATTTGAATAAATTTAAAACTGCATTAAATGAATTAGCAAAATAATTGAAATTAATATATATAAATCAATAAAAATATAATATAAAAATAAAATGACATTCGAAAATTTAACAAGGCAATCTATTGTTAAATTTTTTACAAGAAATAAAAGAAAAACAATCGTATTTCCAATAAAAACATATTTTTGGGATAATTGGACAATGACAGAATTTCAACAAGAACCATTGATCAATAATATTCTATCATGTATATTGTATGCGAATGATAAATTACAATATGATCAAAATGGAAATATATCAGAAGAATATATTGAAGAAATAAAAACAAAACTACATGATCAGAATTTACAACAAACATATTGGAGTAAAAAAAAGATATTTGAATGTATTAATATTGGTAATATTAATAATGATTTTTTCTTATTCCTATGTAAAGAATTTTATATAAATATTATTATTTGTAGTGAAATTGGAATAAAAATATATTATATGGATGAAGAATTTGATAAAAATATACCAACAATTATTCTCAAATCACTTACTGATGATATTACAAAACAAGTATATTATCAACATATCTATAACTCTAATAATAAATTATTAAGTATGGATGAATTATCTATTTTTCTAGATTATCCTGAAAAATACATTATTGGATTAGAAAAGAATAAAAAATTAATAATTAAAAATTATTCATTAATTGAAAAAGATGATGATGTTGTTCATATGGAAAAAAGACGAGAATTAGATAATTCAGATTCAGATAATGATTTATACAATGAATTTGAAGAAATATAAGTAAATAAAATTATTAATATAATACAATAATATGGATTCAAATGAAATAAAACAAACAGTAGAATTAGTTCAAAAAATAATTAATACTGAAGAATATATTATTTTAAAAAAAGAAAATGATATTAAATATAGAAATAAATTAATATCTTTATTTCCAACATTTTCAAATGATTATCCTATTTTATTTAAAAAAATAATTAATAATGATGATATTACAATGTTATATACAATGTTAAATTCAATAAATGATGTATCTTCCGGGAAAGATGAAAAAAAAATAACAACTGAATTGGGTGAAATGTTAGCTGAAAAATATATATATCCTGTAGTTGGTGCACCACCTATTAAAGAATACCGATAAATATTAATATTAATATATTTTATTAATATTATATATATAATTTTTTTCTATCTTCAATAACATTCTCAAAATATTTCATACCCTTTTTTAACTCTATTTCTTTTATTTTAATTAATTCATTATAATCTTTTGTTGATAACATTAAATGATCTGCAATCCATTTATCTGAATTTACTTTTTGTCGTGCTAAATTTGTATGATATTCTTCACCAAAATAATTTTGACTTTCAATATAATTACGCATGGTATTCACTAATATATATTCTTCTTGCATTAAAATTCTATTAATAATATTTATTGCAAATAAATACTCTGTTGGCAAATTAATATCTAATGTTAAATATTCATTTTCAACATTATATTTCATTGTTTTACCTGAAAAATTACGAGCAATAATATATTTTTCACCATGAGAAATATATGATAATTCAGGTCGATATATGTATACATCTTCAAATAACATAGATAACATATATAATAAATGTAATGATGGAGCAGTAATAGAATCTTTGATTTTAATTACTACGTGACCATTTTTTTCTAAATTTTCTAAATTCTTAATAAACTTTGTTATTTTTTTATTTACTTCTAATTCTGTTGTTTTTAATGTGATTTCATTTAATAAAAATAAATGACTATATTTTTTATTTTTCTGAATAGTTATATTTGTATATTTTTTTAATTTATCAAATACATTCTCTGCTACTTCATTATTTGTACTAATTTTACTCATAACCAAATTAAAATTTAATACAATTTCCCATACTTGTAAAAAATTATCACTAACTTTTTCTCCAAAATATTGTGTAGCAATTGTATCTATATTTTTATCATAATTAAATACATCTCGAATTAAATGTTCAATTACATAGTAAAATCTTTTTCCCATATTTTCTGGAGCTAATAATAAATCATAAAATTTTGTTCTTGTTTGTACTGTATAATAATTATATCCAATACTGTTTAATGGTCTTGGATACAAATCGGTAGAATTTATATTTTTTATTTCATCTTTTGATGATGATTCAGGTAAAAGAAATACCTTCATTTTTTCTATATTACTATTTAATATATAATTCTTATCTATTTTATTTATTATTCAATTTTATTCTTCATTTTTAAATTTATGACTATCTGAATCATATGTATCATATCTATTATATAAAATAATTTTATTATTGTAACTACAATAATGATCTTTTGGATCATTCGAATAATTTTCAGATATAAATTGATATTTATTATTTTGAAAATCATAATATATTCCTTCACTATTTATGTATCTTCCAAATATTTTTTTAATATTTATAGCCATTATATCCACGATTGAATAACTCCAATATTTATATTCATAATTATTTCTATACATTTGTAAATATGTTTCTATACATAAAAATAATAATGGATGTTTTGGACATGTTACTATAAAGTGTGGATTACTTGAATTTACATTAAATGATGTACATGTTAAATAAGAAACATCTTTTTCTAAAAATGATTTAATTGGTACTATTAATTTGACATCAATATCACTATATACGCCACCATATAAATATAATATACAAACTCTCCAAAAATCTGCTTTTATAGGACCATCTTTTATAAAATTAAATATATCAACAAATTCATCTGTATAATTATTTTTTAAAAAATCAATACAATCATTATTATCATATATTTGTATTTCATAATCATTATTTAATTTTTTCCAATTGTCTATTATATATGATGGAATATTTTTAGTTTTATAACATAAATATATTTTCTTAGGTATAACTAAATCTAATTCTTGTGTATTAATTATAACATTTGTTGTTATTTTCTGTAAATAAATATGATTTTGACAATTTAATTGTTTTTTTATTATTAATATAAATAAT